TTATTTTGTAGGGTTGAGAGGTTTTTCTTTTCTTATGTAATGTTGAGTGGTACGCGCAGAAGTATGGCCAAGTTGTTTTCTTGCGCGTTCATCATCAATCATTAATGAAAGGTCTGTTGCTGCTTTAGCACGAAGATCTCTCAATTGCACTTGATTGATCTCTTCTGCTAGCTCTTTATATTTTCTTGATGCCGCATTACGGGTATCTTTAAAATAATCTGTAAGTGATCTCCGCTCGAGCTTTCGTCCCCATTTATTTGTAAATAGGAACTGATTTTCGTTAGTGATCCGCTTGTCGATAATCTCTTTTAGTTTACCTATAACTTTAATAGCAACACGTTTACCTGTTTTTTGCTGTGTAATATGAAGTAAATCGTTGTAGATGTGTGAACTATGGATTTTCACCACGTCTATTGGACGTTGTCCGGTTAAATACATCACATCCATAATATCCTTCATATCCCCTGTTGCGCAGTCGTAGATTTTATCTAGGATATAATCTTCAATGTATACATCACGATAATTCACTTTGAATTTTTTAACCCCTGTAGATGGACTAATCTTTTCAGTGTACCCCCATTCTCTCGCCATGCTCCAAATGTGGCCAAATAACCCAACTTCGATATTTGCGGTTGGTTTAACGTCTTTTCTCCAATCTAAATATTCACGAATGTGTATAGGCTCTATTTCATCAAGGGTAAATGGTGGATCTTGGAAGTATTGGCGCAATTTCTTTATAGCCTGAATGTTTGAGTTTCGAGTATTCTTCGCTTTTTTAAGCGGTACAACTTCTTTTTCATATCGTTCAAGCACTTCAATAAACAGAATATTGTCTTTCTTCGTGAGATACTGCATATTCAGCTTTGCAGCTTCCAGAATAGCAATATGCTTATCTTTTCCTAAAGCAACTTCTTTTTTATCGGCCATCGTGTAGTAGTAATAAACTACGATTGAGCCGTCTGCTCTTTTGCGATTTCGACACACCAAACCTTGTGGCAATCCTTGATTAATTCTTTTTCTTGGACGCGCCATAATATCCCCCTTACTAACTTAATACTGCAGACCGCCTTCTTTCCTTTGTTTGGGTAATCTGCTGAACTTTCTCACCTTTCAAAACCTTGTCGCCATCAGATCGTAACACAAGCGGAAATTTTCTATTTCCTTTGGGATGAAGAAAAGGAATTCCAAATTCATTTAAGCTTTTCATCTGATATTTAGGACAAACATATCCAGTTATTAACTCTAATAATTCTGGACTGCAGTATTCATCAAAAAATTCTCTTCCCATATTCTCTCCAATAAAAACCGCTATTTGTTTGATTTAAATCTAGCTGCAGGTATCTCATTTACAGCTTTGTAAACTCTGTATCTTTGAGATACTGGGATTTTTAATTCGGCAGGGTACATTTTAAAATGTGCGTATCCATTGCCAACCCAAAACTTTGCTATATTGTCTTTGTGCCACACAGTGTAGCAATCTAGCACCCAATCCTGTGGGCTGCTCTCTAGATTATCTATCAACTCTTTCCATGGGCTGACAGGTTTTCGTTTTAGTAATCTACAAATAAATAATGGTGTGATGTTCATTTTTTACTCCAATAAAAAACCGCCAATAGGAGCGGTGGTTTGTTAATATTGTTGTGTCTGTTCGGTGTGACAGATTTTGCCGTCACAGTCTTGATTAAGGTTTAGGGCGTGCGCCATATACACCACAAATGCACACACCAGCGTAATGATTAATTTGTTCATTTTCTGTTCCTTTTGTCGGATTTTAGGTGTGAGAATCCGCCGCAGGCTTAAAAAAGTGCGGTCGGATTTTGTGGTGTTTTAGAAGTCGATTTTGACTGCTTTTGGATTAAAGCCTCGTAAGTGTTCTAATACACGCCAGTTTGTCATTGGGTCGATGTTAAAATCACTTGTGATGCGGTTTAAAATTTGGTTTGTTGAGCGTAACACGCTTAAATATTCGTAAGCCTGTCCATAGATTTGTCCGCTCATGTTCGAGCCTAAAACGTTAAAGGCCTTTTCGATATGTTGGAAAGTACCTATGCCACGTTTGAAAGCGAACCACAACCAAGCAAGCTGTTGTAATTCATATTCGGTAAATTCAAATGTGAATTTCTTTTCAGGCTCTGGCAAGGCTAATTGCTGTGGTTGAAGTTGATATTTTCCTGTCTTTCTGATTGTCGGTAAAACTTCAGAAGTGACCCAGCGTTTTACTTTTTTAGCTTGCTCTAATTTTGAACTCAAGACTAATGAATACATCCCACTTTCATTCACAAAGAGAACTTGAGCGCGCTTATTGATAGTATTCACGATCTCGCGTTTTGCTAGGTCGTCAGAATCAACGTGTTTTCTTAATGCGTCATGTGGATTTTTATATTGCAACAATTCTGCAAGCTGAGTTGCTCTAAAAAAGATTTCGTTGTTTTCTACGATGGTTTGAATAGGAGTGTTTTCAAAATTGAAAATTGTAAGAGCTGACATTTTGTAATCCTTTTTGCTATTTGTTTGTTTAAACAAGCCACTTTCGACAGTGGCGTCGGGAGGTTCGAAAACCCTGCAAAAAGGAAAGGGCTGGACTTATTTCCCGAAGGTATTGTATTAGTCGCCCTCCCGACATAGTCAGGATTACGGATATAAAAAAATCGCCTTGTGGCGATCAGTTGAACTATCCGCCTTTTTGCATTAGGTTTCGACACCTTGAGGCGAATAGTAGTTTAGTTTTATAGGGGTGTCAAGTTGAAAAATGAAGTTAGTTTTTAGAAGTAAATAAACCTTTTATGACAGCATGAAAAGCAACAAGAATATTTACGGTACACCCAGTAGTGATAATGCCTAATGCTGTTTCAGAAATAGGCTTTGGGTTTATCGCAAGGACATAGACAAAAATCAGTATACCCCAACCTGATATAGTATATTTTGCGAAAGAATACGCTTTGTTTGCGTATTCTCTGCGCATTTCCCGATCTGATTTTAGATTTGCAATTTCTTCTAGCAATCGTTGTTCTTTTGGCGAGCGCTCGTAATCATCATTCCTATTTTCTTCACATGACTCATTGTTTTGAATAGGTGGAGTAGGAAGTTCGGATTTTATTTCATCAAGAATATTGCTGCCATCTTTCATTATAAAACCCCTTGCTTTAGCTCATCCAATGTGATGATGGTGTTAGGAGCCCCAAAAGACCAAGAAGTACCAGGCTGATGTGTCATATTAGAAAGCTGCTCTGCAGTATTCTGTCCATAAACATCTAAAATTTTATTTAGGAAATCTTTTGTTGTTGGGTCGTTAGGTCTTATTGTTGGAATAAAGCCTTGAGCATCACTTGCTAGAGATGTAATGGGCAAAGCCCCATAGGACTTAAATTCATCATAAACTGAACGCACAACTGGACCATATTGCCAACGTTCTATTGGATCGTTAAACAACTCGGTATTATATAAGCGCAAATACCAAGATTGAGCATAAAAAATTAACTTTTGTAATTTCATTGGCGATACATCAGGAATGCCTTTTTGATTTGCAAGTTCAATTAGTGAATTTGCAACTGCTCTTGCTGAATAAGCCATACTCCCTCCTTAAATAAACAGTTTAAGGTATAAAAACCTGCATTTGATGTACAAATACAGGTTGTCAAAGAACAATATATTCAATTCTTCTTAACATTGTGCCACAAAAAGTATTTTTAAGGGAATACTGTGTGTGAAAAATGTTATCATCCCATCTGTTTGGGATTAATCACAGGCAACACAGGCACAAGTGGTTTTGCTGTTGAGCCAGTTGTTGATGTGCTGCTGCGGTTTTTATTTATCCAGTCAAATAGTTCTTCCCACGAATCGTAGTCAAGTTTGTGGAATGCGTCATTTCGGTCGCTTTCCCAGCGTTTCAGATGCTCATTAATATCGCGCGTAATTACCTCTCGAGTGTTGCTGCTTAACACGCTCCAGTAGGTTTTCACATCGTGAATAGTTTCGCTAACGATATAAGTATGTCGTGGCAAGCTGTATCGGACGTGACTAATCATTAAATCTTGGAATTTATGCAGTGGGATATTGATATTAATTTCGTTCATACTCGCCTCTCAATTTTTTATACACACTTAGATAAAAATACTCACATTGGCGACCTAGCGGCTGGATTTTTACCCTTGCCGGCTCCACGCCGTCTAGTTGTGGCCATTTTATTTTTGATTGCGGCAATAATTGATGTCTTTCCGCCGCCAACATTGCCAAATCCATTGCTTTAATGATTGGATTGTTAAAATCCTCAATCTCAAACTTATCAATGATTGCAAGCTCAAACTTACGCTCAATGTTTTTATAAGCGTCGCCCAAAAGACGTTTTAATGGCGTTGGGATATCTTTTAAATATGCTTCCGCTGCATCGTGTAGTAAAAATTGCAACGCAAACTCAGGCTTGCCTTGCTCAATAAATAACTCAGAGCCCAATGCGCAATGTTGAGCAACAGAGTAAGGACCATAAGCCTGACCCAAAAACCGATTTTCAAGACTTAAATTACGCGCTATGTCGCGTATGTCTATTTGGTTCGGATTTGGATTTTCATAGTCAATGATATGACCGTGATATGTTTGTATTTTGTACATTGTTAACCACCTAAGATTCGACTTTTTGCTACTTCAATCAGCAACTTGTATTCATTTTTTGTTTTATCGTCATGAACTTCGGCAGATTTTGCTTTCTTTTACAAATAAACTCTTCCCGTCTTTCGTTGTTATGAAAGAGTTATCACCAACTGGCTTAATGTAAAAAATGCTATCAGCGCAAATCTTGGTCTTTTCAAGACTCTCGCTAATGGTGAGCATTATTTCTTTACCCATACTTATCACCCCTAGAACGGAATATTGTCGGAAAATTCATCTTGTTCCGCTGTCGCACTTAATGGATTCGGTTTAGCTTTGCTTGGTTTCGCTTGTTTTGGCTCATCTTGGCGACCACCTAACATCTGTAAGTTATCGCCTTGAATTTCGGTAGTGTATCGGTCTTGTCCATTGCTATCTTGCCATTTACGGGTTTTTAAACGCCCCTCAATATAGACTTGTGAACCTTTGGTAAGATATTGATCTGCGATTTCTGCCAATCTGCGGTAGAGTACAATACGGTGCCATTCCGTTTGAGTTTTTTTCTCACCAGTGTTTTTATCCGTCCAGCTTTCACTTGTTGCCACACTGATATTTGCAATCATCTCACCGTTTGGCATTGTGCGAATTTCTGGGTCATTACCTAAATTACCCACGATGATTACTTTATTAATTCCAGCCATATTTACTCCATAGATTTATATGCTTTTAATGTTTTGATAAATGCCGGTATTTCTTTGTCAAACGCCGCCATTAATTTTTCATCTCGCTCAACCGTAAACAGATAAAACGGTTGTTTTTGATATTCAGGGCAATAACTCACAAAATCCCATGTTTTATATCCAGTCACCCATAAATTCGCTTGCACTTGGATAACATATTCAGACGGTACGCCACTATTGATAATGTATTGAATATGCGTACTCATTTTCGGGCATTTAATCTCAAGCCCTTTTTTGAGTTCGGGGATCAATCCATCAGGACTAACCATCAATTCTTTTTTCTCATTTAGATATACGCCGCCAACTTGCTTGACGGCATTTCCAGTAAGAAATTCATAGGCAGAGCGGGCAAGTGGCTCAAGCTGATTGCCTCGTTCCATGAATCGCGACTTAAAAGATTCATCTTGTAGTCCGATTATGCTTTCTTCAATCAACTCCGCCATATACTTGATTTGTGCGCTTGATTTTTTACCGGTTGCCGTCACAATGTTTTCAAAGCCAGTTGCGGTAGGGATACCTAAACGGGCTTTTAACCATTCCTCCGAGCCTTGTTCGCAATCAAGCGTTATTAGACCGTCAATCATAGTGGGACATCTTCTCCATCGCTTTCTTGTTGCTTATCAAGGCGACTGTTCAGGATCGATATGGCGTTGTCGGCTTGCTCTTTTGTCATTTCGGAAATATCTGTATGGCCATATGCAGTCAGTAGTTTTTCCGTACTTGTACCGGTTGCATCAATTAAACCGATTAAGATTTCTTTCTGTTCGGTTGTAATTAACACCGAAACGTCTATCACGTTTTGTTTAGGCGTTACGTTTAACGGCTCGCGCTGTGTTTCCACAATTCGGTCTGCCTCGTCTTGGTCGTAAATGCCAGTAAAACCAAAGGCCATGCGCGCGCACTGAATCATTGCTTTGTGGCGTAACATTCTTTTAGGATGTGTTTTCCACGGGCCCATGTCACGGAAACACTCGCTCATGTATTCCGTTACTGAAATTGGTTTTGAGCGGTCTTTGCGATAAATTCGGCAAGTGCATTTTTCATCATCTAAATCAAATTCGATGCCGTCAAAATTTGGGTTTTCGTTAAGGATTCTTGCCCAACCATCCACTCCAACAATGGGGACGATGCCATTTTGACGATCGGGGAATGCGTAAATCTCTTTTGTCCACGGATTTAATCCATATTGATTCGCCACGATTAAAAGTGCGGTCATTTGGCTGTCATTTACATTACCCTTGAAAGCGGTATTTTTTAGTGTTGCCATCAAGTCGGAACCGTCCGCGATTTCAAATCGTTTAGCCAGTTTGTCTGTCAGGTTTTGTAGTGCTGTTGCCATTTCTTTTTATCCTTTAATTCATTTTTTAATTCATTTTTTTAAGTGATACATTGTCGCCATACTGTGCTTTCACTTTGCGCGCCAAGGCGATTGCTTGCTCTTGAGTACCGGTAAATGCAATGCGGATTTCAAAGTTAAATGTCGGCTCGTCAGAAAGTGCGGTCGAATTTTCTTGTGTTTTTTCTACCGCACTTTGTGCTCCAATTTCTTCTGCAACGGCTTGCGTTTCAGCTTTTACTTTTGCATCGTCTTGCGCTTTAGCCTTGATTTCTAATTCACGCTTTTGCTCATCATCAATTCGTTGTTTGATAATTGGCGCTAAATCTTCTTCACTTGCAATTAATTTGATTGCATCAGGGAATAGATAGCTTGATTTAGAGGTTAGTTGTTCAAGGCGTTCAGTTAAGCGAGTGACTTCAATAGTGATCTCGCTAATGATTAGTGTTTTCTCAGCATTTACGGCTTTCGTTAAGCCTGAAATTGAGCTTTTGCGTTTTGTGCTTTCTTCAATCCGGCTTGCGATCTTATGCTTTGGAATGTTCTCTTCTAGCGCAAGTGATATATCGCTTGTTTTTGCTAGTTTGTGGCGAATATCTGAGATTTCGGCAACCGCATCATCTACGATCTTAGCTTTAATTTCAGATTCTTTGATTTTGACTAATTTATCTCGGGCTAATCGCTCTTGTCTAAAACGCTCGGCAATGCTTTCGGCTGTTTCAACAAGTTTTTTAATATCACCGCCAACGGCATTTTTGATAGCCAATCTTGTTTTATCCTCTAATTCTTTAAGGATTTTTACTTCTTCTTTTGCTGCCAAGAAGTCATCATCGGTTTCAAAATTGCTTGTTAGGGTAGAGATAAACGCATCCGCTTGTTTCTCAAAGTCTGCAATATTGGTTGTTAAAACTTTGCTTTCTGTTGATAGGATCAACTCAAATTTTTCTGTCATTTTTATTTACCTTAAATTTAAATATAGCCACGTTTATAATCTTCTTCTTTTTGCGCTATGCGATTTTCAGCAAGTTTTTTTACTGCCTCATCTCTCAAGTTTTTAAGAGCCGATTGATTACATAAGAAGATATTGATCCAAGCGTTATCGTTTTCCTCCATAAGCTCAGAAAACTCGCATAATGTTTGGCTATCTCCACTTGTTATTTCTCTTTCTATATCGCTAATTTCATTTTCTACTGCACGCTCATAGGCATCGTATTGTTCTTGTGCCTTGTCATAAGCGGTAAAACTAGCAATTTCCCATTGTCGTTGCATCGTTTCCATTTGGAATACCTCTCAACATGTCAAAGTAAGAGCATAAATCCTCGTATTTAAATGTTCTCACTCAATGACCTCTGATTAATTTTTTGCCTCGAGGCTTGATTTGGCGATAATAAATCGCTCGCTCGATTGTGGTTGCGTGTACGCCAAAAAGACGATGGATCTCAGTAAGTTGAAATTCAGCTTGGCGCTCAGATTCAGGCTGTTGATTGCGCATTTTGTTGTACTCATCAAAACGTTTTAAATAACGCATCTTAGCCTTTGAAATACGCTTAACTAATGTTGGCTTAGTTGCTAGTCCAGTTTTCGGTTTCGAGCGGCGAGCGAGCTTGTTATTGAGCCATTCAGCCATATTAGCCTTCAATTCTTCACGCTCTCTCTTTCTCGTTTCAGCCAATTCTACTGATTGATAATTAGAAGAGTGCCACCATACTTTCCCGTTAACTCTTTCAACAACATACCAGCCACCTTTCGGATAAGGCTCAATCTTAATTTCTACTTTTGCCTTTTTCATGATCCAATTCCTTTTGTTTGGTTGCAGTAAAGACTAGAGCCTCCTGTCTAGCCGGCTCAGTTAAATTCGGTTGTAAATCGCCATGTTCGGCAATCCATTGAATTCGTGCTTGTTCACGCTCTAATGCTGTCGGCTCGCTTGCGAAACAACAAGAAATTCCGCCAACCAGGAAGGCGACAAACATCGCACAAGCAATCTTTGCTAAAGGGCGTGTAATTTCTGCGAATACATCAGTAAATTTTTCCATTTTTTGTTTCCTTTTTAATCAATTTAGTGAATTTAGGGTGTAAAAATCCGCCGCACGGATTTCTTGAGGAAAAGTGCGGTCGGATTTTCCGTTGTTTTTAGAAGTCGATTTTGACTGCTTTTGGATTAAAGGCTCGCAAGTGTTTTAATACACGCCAGTTTGTCGTAGGGTCAATCTCAAACTCTTGTGTAATGCGATTTAAGATTTGGTTTGTTGAGCGCAGCACGCTTAAATATTCGTAAGCCTGCCCGTAGATTTGAGAACTCATATTTGAGCCTAAAACGTTAAAGGCTCTCTCAATATGTTGGAATGTACCTACGCCACGTTTGAAAGCAAACCATAACCAAGCAAGCTGTTGTAATTCGTACTCAGTAAATTCAAAGGTGAATTTCTCAGGTTCTGGCAAGGCAAGTTGTTGTGGTTGAAGTTGATATTTTCCTGTTTTACGAATCTGCGGGAGAACTTCTTTAGTTATCCAGCGTTTTACTTTTTTAGCTTGCTCTAATTTTGAACTCAAGACTAATGAATACATTCCGCTTTCATTCACGAAGAGAACTTGAGCACGTTTATTGATAGTATTCACGATCTCGCGTTTTGCTAGGTCGTCAGAATCAACGTGTTTTCTTAATGCGTCATGTGGATTTTT